TCACCATAAAAAAAGCGAGTGCCTTCTGCCTTTTTCTTAAGGCTAGCTTTTACGCTTTCGCTTAGTGGTTTTCTTCTTTTTGCCTGAGACATTTTGTTTGGTTCGTGATTTAGATACAGCTTTTATATCAATAAACTCTCCTTTTCTGTAGGCTTCGGCAGTTCGCTTGATCTCAGCAGCTTTCGCTGCTCTATTTTTTGAACCAGACAGATATTTTTTTGGAACACCTGTCTTTTTGTCTTTTGGAACTCGCCTAAATTTTCTAGTCACTTTTTAGCTTTTTTCTTAGTTGCTGGTTTTGTTTCTTTTTCAGCCTTTGGCTTTGACTCATCATAAGTCTGGACTTTGAATGTATATCCCATTATTTTTTACCTCCCTTCTTTTTCTTCTTCTTTTCTTTTGGTTTCATAGATCCATAGTGTGAAGGCATGACAATAAAAGTAGCTGTTTCTATATTACTTCCTTTTACGTTTCTTAGCTGTTTTCTTTTTGCCTGCTGTAGATAATGCAATGGCCTGTGCCTGCTTCAAAGTCTTACCCTCTCTCATCAGCAAACGGATGTTGCTTGAGATCACAGATTCAGATTTTCCTTTTTTTAGTGGCATATTTATAGTTTATATTCTTTTTTGATTTGGTCTAATGTTTTTTCTGTTCCATCACTTCTGATGATCTGCCTCAATGCCTTTTGACCAGAACTGCCTTTTTTACCAGCTAATGTTTTAAAAAATCTAACTTTTTGTTCACTACCAAGAGTTTTTATCTGTAGTTCTCGATTTTGATCTAATAACCAATCGCCATAAGCCTGACCTTGAGGAACCCGACCTGTAATGCTTGGCCTTGTATCAAGTGCAGTTTCAGGTGGTTTTTCTAATTTAGGATATTCTTCTTGTAATTTATCAAAGTCAACAACAGGAACAGTAGTTGACCTACAGTTGAAATGTTGAGGAGGTGTTGGCCCTTTATTATATTCAAACTGTTCACCATCTAATCTTTGACAGATTGGTGTAGTTCTTGAATCAAGTGTTGCAACATATTCGTATTTAGGAGCAACTTTACTGTTTGCAGCATAAACAGCCTGTGATGCTTGGTTTTGTACTTGATTAACAGAAGTTCTGATAATAGTTTGTATTTGATAGTTAGCTAATTTTGTGACCTCACCGCCTGCTGCTGCAATTTGTTTCACAGTTCCTGGTTGACCAAAATCAAGTCCACCAACTAATCGTCTTGCGATTTGTTGTGTTGTCTCCCCACTAAAAACACCTGATCTGATTGCCAATGCAAGTTTTTCCTGTGAACTGGCAGCAATACCTCTAAATGCTTTCTCTACAGTTTGGCCATTTGGCAAAGTTACAGCAGCACCTTGTCTTGCCGTAAGTTCAAACTTACCAGCACCAAACTTTACAAAGTCATCTTCTGTAAATTGTTTACTTGTAAAAATATTGGTTTGGGTTGGATCAGTGCTGATAAAGGAATCTGCATATTTTGGACTTATTGCAACACTATTGATTGGCACATCACCAGTTGCCGTTACCTTTTTGAGTTCATTTACAATAAAATCTCGCTGTAAAAGAGTTATCCCCTGTAATTCTTTCTTAAAATCTCTTGCTGTAGCACCAGACCATGTATTAAGGCTGTCTTTAGCCTGTTTAATAATCGCTCTAAGTCTTTTTCTTGTCTGTGGTGCGATAACAACCGCTTCTCCAGCTTTTCTTTGTCTTAATTCAATATTTCTTAATTGTTTTGCAGCATTTAAAATTACCTCGTTGTAAGTAACGGCATATTTTTTTGCAACAGCATTACTGAAGCGGTTGAGATCAATAGTCTCTCTAAAAAATACCTCTGGAATTGACATTCATTAAGCTGCGTCAGGTTGGGTTGGGGCTTCCATTTCAATCAATCCACCAGCTTGCGTTGCCTCAACTTCTTCTTCCACATCAAAATCATCTCCGAGAATCTCACCACTGCTTAACTGTGTCAGTAATGTTTCCTGACTGATAGTTCCAGCAGTAAATAATGCAAGTAATGATTGAATCTCCTGTGGTTCTAATCTTGCGGTTACAAAATCTCTGTTTACAAAAGAACTACCAGCATTAGGTTCATTGAGATATTCGCTATGAAACTTGAGGCAGTTATCAATCAGATCTTGCATCTGTTGGGCTACGACCATCATTGTGCTGTCGTTCTGTGATCTATCAATCCTCTTGGCCTCTGCTGTCTCGCCAACTAACTTTTGCCCAAGCACCGCAGCCAGTGACAATGTATTGATCTGATCTTTCAAATCTTCAAGCCTTCTGAATTGACTTTCATAACTATCACTTGATGGGCTGATATATTCCATTCTTGATTCAGGTGGTAATGATAGTGCTTCACTTGGCCCTGTTGTAATCTCATCACTGTTTGGATAACCAAAAACTGCAAGTAAAGGAACTGAACTGATATGCAGAATATTATCAAGGTCACTCTGTATCTGATAATGCTTAAGATTCAATTCTGCTATGTCATATAAAGGGCTTCGGCTTTCGTAATATCCAACTCGGTTTGAATATGCAACAGAAAAAGGAATTTTATCCTTTATGCTCATCTCTCCCTCATCATGTAATTTATATTCACCTTTTTTGTCTTTTCTATGTATCTCAAACCGCCCAGGTTCTAATACTCTGATCTGCTTTACAATCTTTTCCCCATATTTTCCATCAGGCTCAACAACCTGTTCCATCAGTCTTAATTGAGTAAGCTGCCTTACACCATCAATAACTTCTGTCCTCCATCCCAGAATATTTTTTGGCTCGTATGTTACCCAATATGGTCTAACCTTCTCTCCATCTTTTGGAGCATCTACAAGAACACCACAATGACCGTAAGAAATAACTGTTCTTGCCGTAGTGTAAAGCCACACATTCAAATCATCGCCCTCTAACGAAACGTCAAAAAGCTGCTCCCTTACTAAGTCGGAGACACCATCAAGGCGGACAGGTTTTCGTACCAACATTCCAGCTAACATCTTCTCGATTCTCTGCATGAAAGGAACTACATTGCTCCTGGAGAGTCTACGATCATAGCTATCGTCTACTTCGCGTTCAAGTTGTGGAAGATATTTTCTATGCTCACTGCGAATTTTATATGTTCCCTCTTTCAAATCTTCAATCAGACCCCAGAAATTAGCCATCCTTTGATACGCAGCATTTGGACTTGCAACCGTTGTGGGAGCTAGTGTTACAGGCTGATTGTAAATATTCAGAGAGCTATACACGGTTTTTCCTCATAGTACCATTACTTTTAATATATTCTAATCCCTGTTCGCTTGCCTGCCCTACCATAAAGCAAATTAAATTCTCTGTAACAGAGATATCCAAGAGCATCATTCATATGGTCGTAACCATTCTGTTTATCTGGATCTCCTGTCTTTTCATCATAGCTCTGCAACTCAAGACACGAAATCAAACGAGTGCAACTGGCATGAATCGCCAAACGTCTTTCCCCTTTGCCGTTCTGTAATAACGCATTGACGGTTGCAACTCTATCTTTGATAAAGGGGTTGCTCTTGAGAGCCATTGAACTGAAGCCGTAACTTTCGAGGATTGCAATGTCTGTCTTTGATGCGTTAATCGTTGAACGTGCTGAACCACTTGCGTCAGGGTAAACTAAGATTCTGTTTGAAGGATAACGTCTAAGTATTTCTTGTGCCAACGCATCTGTATCTTTTTGTTTTGATATTTCATCAATGATCACCAACTTGTCGCCATCTCTGACACCAATTACAGAATTACAGTTCATTACGTTAAAATCCACCCCGATCAAAAGGGTTTCCATCTTGATATCAAACGGTATTTTGTTGATGACATGATGCTCCCTAGAGAACCTATTGTAAACTTGTCCGCTTGTAAGGTTGACCCATTGACCAAGAAGATAAGCTTTTATTAACTGCGGTGGATAATTTTCATATAAAGATGGAATAAATGTATCGGGCAGATAAGGATTATCAGCCGTCTTTGCCTGAATCAATGCAGTATCAGATTTTCTATTTTTTTCAAAGGTTTCAAATGCCCAACCATGACCTTCGGGAGTTGTTGTTGCATAAAACTGCTGAACATTACCCGATCTAAGTCTTGCAAGTGCCATATTCATAGCACTTTCCGCATCTCGTTTTGGGATAGTGTCTGCCTCATCAAATCCAACTGCACAGAGGTTTTGGCCTCGCAAGCGTTGATATGTAAGCATTGTTCTAAGCAAGATTGTATGTGTTCCTTCCTCCCAAGAAAGTTGATACTCAGGAAGTGGCGATGCTCTAAATGTGTAAGGTATTTGCCACTGATCCAATAATTCATTAAATGTACGAATTAAAATGTCACGCAGCATAGGCGCAGTCGGTTGAAAAACAGCAGATACATGACCGATATTTAAACAGGCAAGCATCACAGCCTTAGAACACAGAGCATATGTTTTACCAGCACCGAAGCCACAGACAAGAGCTAGTTTTCTATGTTGAGTATCTGCACAAAATTTTTCTTGATGAGGTAATAAATCTTGATAAATTCTTTCTATCGTTTGTTGCGTTGTAGGGAGATCAAATGCACCAACTTGATATAAAACTTTCCCAGGTTGAACTGTATCTAAAATGCTCACGAAATAATCTGTGCAAGTCTGGCTGCTGTATTGATTGCACCAAGAGCAATATGCAAGTGACCTTTTTCTCTTGCCTCCATCTGTAGCGTTGCAGCTTGCGCTAAAAGATTCGCCACCATTTCAGGTCTTTCCATGTCCCAATCAGCTTTCATTTCGGCTCTAGCAATCTCTAAATATTTATCTGCTGTTTTAGAACTGACCCCCCAATTTTTAGAAGCATATGTAACGCAATCGGATCTACGGCCACCTCTAGCGATGATCTCGCCAAGTTTGCGTGACCTAATTAGTGTTTCTATTTTTGTACCTTTTTTAGCCATTACATAGATGTTACACGGAAAAGCGAGAATATGAATATTTGTGTAATTTGAGACTCATTTGAGACTGCAAGGTGTTCCCACGTTCCCAAGTGTTCCCAGAAATGCTACAAACTTACCTAACCCTATATTTCCCTATATATTACCTATTATTATATTTATATATAAAACATAGAGAACATAGAGAACATATATATATAAGATAGTTATATCAAGGATTTTAGCCGTTCCCAGTAGTGAGAACAGGGGTGAGAACAGGTGAGAACCACACCCATTTAGGTGTTCCCGATACTCGTTTTCTTTTTCGTTCATAATGTAAGGATTTGAGAATAGATGAGACAGTCATTGTGTCAGATTTTGTTTGTCTTTCGATTGGTTTCTCTATTGCTTCGGCTAAAAGAAGTTCTATTGTTATGTCCTTCATGGCATTAGCTGGATCGTTCAAGTAATTGGTTATTACAGAAAGCCAAGGGGAATCCACCATATATCCAAGATTTTCTTTTTCAATTTGGTTTTCCTGTTCGTAGGACAGAAAATGTGATTCATTATTTTGAAATAAATGTATTGCAGCCGACCAAAGAGCATCTCTTTCAAGTTGTAAGGAGTCAAGGTCAATTGACTTTGTAGTGCATGGGATTATATGAAAACGTCTGTTTCCTGTGTCATCAATTAATAGACCTGAATCACGGTTGGAGCTTCCAACGATGATGCCACGCCTCGGCCATTCTTCAACAGCTTTACCGTAAGGAACTCTGAGAAGATCGGTTGACCTTGATAGGAATGCTTTTACAACCCCTGCGTGTTTTCTAGATGTTACACCATCAATTTCTGACCATTCCATTCCCCATGAACGGTGTAAAACAAGAAGATCATCTTTAGAAGAGATATCACCAAGAGCATCTGAAAAGAAAGGGCCGAACAATGTCTGCCAGAATGATGATTTTTTTATACCTTGTGAACCTTGAAGAACAGTTGCTGAATCATGCTTACAACCTGGAATATAAACCCTCCTTACTGCATTTATGAGAGTTAGTTTAAGCATCACATCATATATGGTTGGTTCTTTAAGTTTTTGATCCTGAGGTCTGAGATAAGTCGAGGCCAATCTTTCAATACCATAAAGTTCTGGTTCTATTTCGTTGAAGCAATGATCAAGATAAAGTTTTACAGGATCATATTCATTTTCATGAGCTACTTTTAGCAGGCAATCAATCGCCATTTCTTTTGGAACTTTATAACCAAGTTCTGCAAGTGTCAGGTAGAAAAGTTCAATATTTTTTATTACTTTGCCATCCATTTCTATTGAATGGGAAAACGTATTAAATCTTATTTCCTGTTTGAGGTTGCGAAGAAAGTTTATAAGTTCCTGTGATGTAAGCTGTTCTAATTTACGAGGAACAGGTGTTGGTTCCTTTGTTGGTTTGATTGAAGTTGGAAAAGATCGTGGTGGTGGAGTCCAACCATCTTCTGAAGCAAACTTCTGGAGAGTGCCAAGTGAAACCCCTGATGATTTAAATGATGCCCATTTCTTTTCACATTCCCCTGATTGATATTTGCTGTTCTTCTGTGATAGCTGTTCCCAATCGTGGAGTAGTGAATTATCACCGACTGAATGAGCAGCCATACCAATTTTGATCCAATCATCATAATCATCTAAACGGTTTGGATTTATTGCCTGTAAAAGTGAACGGACTTTATCGGAATTTGAATTAAGGATTTGTATCTGTGGAGTTGTTGTCTTTTTCTTTTGCTCCATCATTTTTTCGATTATGGCAAAAGGAGCTTCTGCGATTTCAAGATCTTTTGGTGAACGACCATCCATCCATCTGTAGCCGTCAGTTTTTGGATGTTTTCCAGATACGATAGATTGCGTACCATTCCAACGCAGTTCGATCTGTTCAACAGAACCATCTTCATCTTTTACACCTGTTTGAAATTTACGTGTTTTTATCTTTGACCAATATTTTTCTGGAACTTGGTAAATTATTTGAAATCTACCGACCCGACCAGATGTGACCATCCATGATGGTGGCAATGAAGAAAGAGAAAAACCCCATTCACCTAATATTTTTGCTGCTGATGGGCCGTCATGGTCAAGAAATAATAAACCACCTGAAGGAGTTCCACAGCAAACACCTATACCTGTAGATTTTTTAGAGGATATTTCTTTAAATAGCTGTGAGCGTGTAAGTGGATTATTCTGCCAATCGTTTTGATAGGGTCTTTTATTTTGAACGGCAACAAAACCCCAGTGCTTGGGAAGGCCAAGCAGTTCTTCTTTTATATCCATTGTTATGCAGCCTGCTCCATTCTTTCAGAAACTATTAATCTGAGTAAACAGGATCTTGATTCAGACCCCTTGTTATCATCAAGCCATTTTATCTGACCCTGCGAGAGTTGAATATTAATTGTCTTTAATGTTTGCTCTTGTTCCATATCTAGGGTTGTTTATGTGTAACTATAGGGTAAGATACCACCATATACAGTATGGTCAATGGTTAAATTAAGAGAATATCAAAAAGCAGCAAGTAGAAAGTTGACCAGGCTTTGTCAGATCAAGAAATGTGCATATTTAAGTGGTGAGTGCAGAACAGGCAAAACACTTGTTGCATTATCTGTTGTCAGGAATATGGCACTTGAAAAGGTTTTGGTTATTACTAAGAAAAAAGCAATCCCAAGCATAAAAAGTGATGTTGAAAAGATGAATCTTGAATGGGTAGTATCCATAACTAACTTTGAACAGTTAAAAAATTTTAAAGGAACAAGTTGGAATATGATTATCGTTGATGAAGCTCATAGTGTGGGAGCATTTCCAAAACCGTCACAGAGATATCTGAATATCTTAAAACTTAGATATAACAGTATCATTTTGATGAGTGGAACACCAAGCCCTGAAAGCTTTAGCCAGCTTTACCATCAATGGTCTTTAACACCTTTTTTATGGAGTAAATATCAGAACTTTTACAGATGGGCTAGTGACTATGTGGATGTAAAGGAAAAAAGAGTTGGAACAGGCATTGTAATTAAAGATTATTCAGACGCCAAACAAAGCAGAATATTAAAAGACATTGAACCTTATACGGTACAGATGACACAAAAGGAAGCTGGTTTTACTCAGGAAGTTGAGGAAGAAGTGCATTTTGTAAAGATGTCCAGAAGAACTTACAGGCTTGCTTATCGAATATTAAAAAACGGTGTTATTGGCAGACCAACAGGAAGATCAGTCGTGGCTGATACAGGGGCGAAAGTAATGAGCAAATTAAGGCAGATTTATAATGGCCATGTAATTACCGAGAATCATGGTGCTGTTGTATTTGATAAAAGCAAGATTGAATATATTAGAAATAATTTTAGTGGAAGGATTGCCATTTTATATTGTTTTATAGCTGAAGGCAAAATCCTCAAAGAAAGTTTTGGTGCTAGGGCAACAGATGATCCAGATATATTTAATGCTGTAAGCGATTCTGTTTTTATCGGTCAAGTCAAGAGTTGCAGGGAGGGTGTGAATTTAAGCAGTGCCGATCACTTGATCTTTTTAGGGATTGATTATTCTGCCTTGAGTTATTTGCAGGGAAGAGAGAGAGCAAGTTTTCTTGGAAGGGATAGAAAAAATAAGATACATTATATTTTTGCGGAGAAGGGAATCGAGCCAAAAGTTTATCAGGTAGTACAATCAAAGGAAAGCTATACGATCAAGCATTACAGAAATGACAGAGGCTCAATATCAGAAGAAGCTGATCGACAAGCACGAAAAGGAAGGCTGGACAGTAATCAAGTTGATTATGTGCAACAAAGCTGGATTACCTGACTTGATTTGTATGAAACCAGATGAGGTTAAGTTTATTGAGGTCAAAAGCGAGAAGGGGAGACTTAGTGAAATCCAGAAATATAGGATTGAAGAGTTAAAGGAGAAAGGATTCGATGTAAAAGTAATGAAACCTTGTTGACAGTTGTTGACACCTGATGTAATATAAAGGTAAATCAACCCCGCTAACACAATGGCTAAAACAAGAAAACTAACTCTCACATATCCAGACGGAGAGCAAAGAACTCCAACAACTGCAAGAAACTATATGTATGCAGTTCACGTTATATTTCGTGACGAAAATCTAGAGCCTCATTACCATGATGAGTTTTTATGCGGCAGAGAAGATTTAATGCGTAAGACGGTTTCAAAATACAGAAACGCAGATGCAAATACATTAATTAAAATTGCAACTCTTACAAACGATCCTTGGCTCACATATCCAGAACGTGCAAAGGCTGGCTTCAAACCATACGAAATGCCAAATACTGAAATAGCTACACAACTTATGAAAGCTAACAAATAATACAGGGGTTTTTACCCCTTTTCTTTTTATTCACTTCGCAAATTATTGCAATGAAAACTATTCAAGAAATCATTGCCAAACTAAATTACCTTAACGGCAATAGCAAAAATATGTCATCTTCTCAATGGCTTTATGAAATAGAAAAGTATGAAGATTTATTCTGCAATCACCCTGACGCAGATGATACCTGTACTTACAAAGGTAACTTTGTAATGAAATCAGATGTATCTGTTGAAGATTATTTAAACCAATAAGAGGCTAGGCAAATGACTACAAAACTAACAGGACTTGAAATTGAGATCATTTTAGACAGACCCGAAGAATGTATTGTCGAATGTTCTTGTCAATTTTATACAGATGAAATGGTTGCTAAGTATGGTGATCGCAACACTACAAATGAGATTATTAAAGAATATTCAACAGAAAAAGATGGTCGAACTGTTGAGCGATTGGTATATCCAGAACAAGCAGTAGAGGATAGTTGCCACAAACTCTACAGGCATTTAGAAAAGCACAAAACATTACCTGAGTTGAACGTAATTGACAAAATGGTTTTGGATGATTGTATTTCTGGTAGCACTATGGACAGGGCAGAAGATGTAAGCCCACAGTATGGCGGTAAGGTTGCGGCTACAGCAAGAAGACTAATTGGAAAACTAGAAAAATTAGGTGTTGAGTTTAGTTGGGCAGAGAGGTGGTATTCATGAAAATTAAAGGTTGACAAGTGTTGACCGTTAGTTATTATTAGAAAGCCCCTGAAACCCAACCCCATGAAACACGCTTTACTTTACCTCTGCATTTTTGGCATAGGATATTTTGCTATTTCAGATTCATTGCTTCAATCTACCAAGATAGATTGCTTTACATATAATGTCGAGGCTGCCTGCCAGGAGCTTGCCAAAAGATGATGAGTGAATATGATCTTGGTCTGCGCTTCCATAAATCACCGAGGAAGAAGCGACCAACCCCTGAACGCTCCGACCTCGGCAACCCAATCTTAACCATGACCGATAAAGAAATCTTTAATACATTTGCATCTGTTATTGATTCTCCTGACGCATCACCTTTTTTAAAACGATTAGCACAGGCTGGTCTTGTTGCAATGCCACAGGATAAAGCACTTATTTTGAAAACATGGCCACGTTTAATCATGCAGTATGGCCCTCACACAAAGAGGTACACAGATTCATGACAACTTTAAATGACCTGTTTAATTACGAATCTGAACTTTCTTTAGACTGTCCATTTTGCCAAGGCAATTATCTTCATCAACAGGCTTATCGAATCTGGTCTACAAATGAAGATCAACAAAGTGACTGTCTCACTATTTTTGATAAAAATAAAAAGTTAAGTATTCAGAAAACACTTAAAGAGGAAAACCCAAGTTCAAGATGTAGAGGTGCTATCTGCATTGAGTTTTGGTGTGAAGATTGCGATAAAATTTCTACTTTTAAAATACTTCAGCACAAAGGTTGTACTTACTTAGGATGGAAATGATGACAACTGGATCAATCCAAATTTCAAACGAAAAATACCATGCTGATGATGCGATCTCAGCATCTATGCAAAAAGTAATGGTATCTCATGGCCCTAAAGCTTACTGGAACTCTTTTCTTAATCCTGACAGGCCAGAACATAAACCGACAAGTGCAATGCTGCTTGGAACATTGACTCATTGTGCTGTTCTTGAACCTGATGAACTGACAAAAAGGTTTGTGGCAGTATCTTCCAGAACAACCAAAAAAGGAAAAGAAGAGGCAAAAGAAGCCGAAGAAAAAAGCATGACTGCCGTCACTGAATCTGATATGGCAAATGCCATTAAGATGAGAGATGCGGTCTTTGCAGAACCTCATGCCAAGAAGTTACTCAGTTTTGGTATTGCAGAGAAATCATACTGGTGGGAAGATACCACCTCTGGATTAACCTGCAAGTGCCGACCTGATTGGTTAAATAAAGATATTATTGTGGATTTAAAAACCAGTAGAACAGGAGCAAACCCCAGAGACTTTGCGAAGGCAGTTGCTAATTTTAAATATCATCTTCAATGCGCTCATTATTTATCTGGTATCCCATCAGCAAAAAGATTTATCTTTCTTGTGGTTCAATCTGAATATCCATTTGATGTTGGATTGTGGGAATTAGATGATGATGCGTTGCAAGAAGGGCAAAAACTGTCTAGAGAAGCTCTAGATAAGATTGCCGAATGTCGCCTGCTTGA